CGGTCCGCCAGCGCGCCGACTACGACGCGTTGCGCGCCGTGAACCTGCCGGACGAGCTGGCGCGGCGGCTGTCGGGTTACGGGGGCGAGTGACCGTGACCACCGATCTGTGTTCGCTGAAGGTCGCCATCTCGCAGCTGATTCCGCCGAACGTGTGGACGATCGTCCGCTTCCCGTTCGACGCAACGGGCGAATCGACCGACCCGCTGAACATGCACAGCGCCACCCGTCCGGCGCCCGGCGGTCCGGTGGCCGACTGGTCCACGGACGACCGCTCGGGCCTGATCTGGCCGTCCCGCTCGGGCTGGGGTGAGCTGAAAGGGATCATGCAGTGGGCGGCTGCCGGTGTGCAGACGGCGCCGAACGACGCCACCGAGTACCGGGACCAGTTCGTCCGCAACCCGCTGAGCTACGCGGGCGCCGGTCCGGCCGTGGACACCACCGCGACGGACCACCGGCCGCCGTCACCGGGTGGCCAGTTCTTCACGAAGGCGTGGGGGATCATGGTGGACCCGACGGTCCCGCTGGCGCTGCGCGTCCAGCACAACGCGTCGGCCGCGCTGAACCTGACCCTGGCGGAATTCAAACTGTCAATCACCTATTAAGGTGGTTCATGTGAACACCATCGGGGACACAGTGACCGCTTACGTGACGACGTTGCTGGGCATCGGCTGGGGCCTGTACCTGCTGCTGTCCGCCGGTGTCGTCGGCGCCACGCTGGCGGTCGAGCATGTACGGGCGAAGGGACGGAACGATGGCTGAACCGAAGAGCGCGGATGCCTGGCTGGCCGCGCTGAAGCGCTTCGGCGTGGACGTGGTGGAAGTCGGCGACTGGCGCAACCACGAGCGCGACGACGAGACGGGCAAGGTCTTCGGGCCCGTTTTCGGTGTCATGATCCACCACACCGCCGGTGTGGAAAAGGGTGCGGTGAACTTCTGCCGGAACGGTTCGGCGAAGCTGCCGGGGCCGCTCTGCCACGGCGTGATCACGAAAGACGGCCGGTGTCACGTGATCAGTCACGGCCGCGCGAACCACGCGGGTGGCGGGGACCCCGACGTCCTGGCCGCCGTCAAGGACGAGCGGTACCCGCTGCCGAAGCCGAACGTCCACGACGGCAGCCCTGGCGCCGTGGACGGCAACGATGCGTTCTACGGCTTCGAGTGCGTCAACAAGGGCGACGGGGTGGACCCGTGGCCGGAAGAGCAGCTGGACGGCATGAAGCGGGCCACGGCCGCGACGTGCTGGCTGTACGGCTGGTCCGCGCGGTCGGCGCTGCGTCACATGGACTGGTCCGACTGGAAGAGCGACCCGAAGGGTGTCGACTGGTCCGAGTTCCTGGACGACGTGCAGCAGCTGCTGGACGACGAGCGCGGCACCGACCCGGACCCCGAGCAGCCGCCGAAGCCTCAGCCGCTGCCGGTCGTGTCGCTGGCCGACGTCATCGCGGCGGCGCGGCGGGACCCCGGACTTCCCCAGGGCGGGACCACCCACAAGGCGGCCGTCCTGCTGGTGGAACGGGCGCTGGTACAGCTGGGGTTCCTGTCCGCCCAGTGGGTGGACGGCAGCTTCGGCACGAAGACGAAGGCCGCGTACAGCAGCCTTCAGCGTCACCTGGGGTACACGGGCGCGGCTGCCGACGGTATCCCTGGCAGTCATTCACTGAAGTGGCTGGGACTGCGGTCCGGCCTGTTCCGGAAGGGGAACTGATCATGAAGAACCTGCGACACCTGGTCGAGCTGACGGCCGCATCCTGGGCGCTGGCCTTCGTCGGCCTGCTGCTGGCGAACGGCTTCGATCTGACGGACCTGTCCGCGCTGAAGGCGGCCGGTCTGGCGGCCGTCCCCGCCGGTCTTCAGGTGGTGTACGGCGCGCTGGCCGCGTTCGTCGGCGACCCGAAGACGGCCAGCTTCACGGACACCCGCTCGATCCACGACCGGGTCTGACCCACCGACGGAAGACAGGCACCACCATGGCGGACGAGAACCTGAACGTGGCTGCCGAACTGGCAAGGCTGCGGGGTGACATGACCACAGGACTGGCGAAGATCGAAGGTCAGCTGAACCTGCTGGTTCAGTCACAAGGCCAGGTGCGTACCGACCTGGACGACCTGGACCGGCGGGTCACGGCTCTGGAAGCACGGCGTATCCCGCTGGCGGTGCTGGCGGCCGTCAGTGGCGCTGTGAGCGCCGTTATCGCGGGCGCCGCGTTCCTGGTCCAGCTCTGACCCGTAAGACGCCACAGAACCCCGTCACGTCCCTTGTGACGGGGTTCTGTCGTTCCGGCCCGAGCAGCTACAGCTGGAAGAGGCGGAAGCAGTTCGAACAGCGGTGCAGGTACAAACCTGCCACCCAATCGTTGATCAGCGCGTGGTCCGCGACGTCCGGCCCGCAGTCGGGCTGTCCCTTCGCGGGGTTCGGCTGCTCGATGCCGACGATGCGACCGGCGCGATACAGCAGCCGCTGGCTGGCGCCCGGCACCCATGCCCGCAGTTCGGCCTGGACGATGGCCTGGAACATCTGCCGCGCTTCGGCGTCCACGTCGTCCGCCAGGATCACGATGCTGGTCGTCGGCGACTTCGCCAGCCGTTCCAGCTTCGTCACGGTGCGCTCGTCCTGCTCGGTGTACCCGTCTTCGTGCCGCATCCGGTCCCCGATCACGTCCACGACGTGGTTCAACATCTGACGGTCCCTGTCCGTGAAGATGATCATGTCTGCTTCCTTACATCGTCGCCGGTGAACTCACCGAGCGCCAGACACAAGGCGACCGCGTGAGTGATGTTGACTGCGCCCAGCGCGGCCTTACCGCGCTTCAGGCCGCTGTTCACGGTGTTCAGGCTGACCTGGTGCAGGTGGGCCGACTGCGCCGCCGTCAGGCCGCGCGCCGCGTCCAGCAGGTACTTCCGCTCTGCCGGGTGCAGCGTGCGCTGACGGCCGCTGATACCGCCGTACGGCGCCCGCTGCTTCGCGGTCACAGCCGGACCCCTTCCGCGCGAAGGCTGGCCAGGGCTTCGATCATGGCTGCTTCCATCACCGAACTGTTCCGGGTCAGTTCCACGCAGATCAGTTCCAGGTCCAGCGGCAGGTGCGCCAGCGCGGGCGCGACCTGGCGGACGCGGTCGAAGGTGGACAGGAACAGCTGCTGGTCCGCCCAGCCGTCCACCTTCGCCGCGCGCGCCTTCGCGATGTCCGACGGGGACAGCGCGGTGTGCGAGACACCGCGCCCGGTGTTGATGGTCCGCATCAGGACCAGTCCCCTTCCGGCTGGCCCAGCATCCGCATGACGAGCTGGGCGCCGGTCAGGTTGCCAGCGTCCATCAGCTTGTCCCACACCTGGTTCAGCGTGGCCCGCCGGACCGTCGCCGGTTCCATCACACCAGCGTCCAGCGCTTCCAGGCGCCGCGCGACGTCGTCCGCCTTCGCCTTCAGGTCCCGGATTTCCTGGCCCGCCTTGTCGAGCCGCTGTCCGGTGTCGGCCAGCCGCTCGGACAGAGCCTTACGGCCCTGGGCGGCCAGGGTGCGCTTCACGGGAACGGCGTCCAGACACGGCGTCACACCGGGCCGGACGTGCGTCCACCAGGTCGGGTCGTCGTCGGCGTCCACCTGTTCGATCTGCTCACCGCAGATGCACAGCGCGGGGACGTCCAGGTCCGGGACCACGTTTTCCACGGTGCGCGCGTTCAGCGCGGCGGCGCGGCGGTTCTCACGGGTGTCCGCGTGACGGTGGACGCCGTCGATGTGGGTCTGAAGACGGGACCGGGACGGCCGCGTCTCGATGCAGTACGGGCACTTCAGGTCGGTCATCTGTGGTTCCTTCCTTCGCGTTGTGTCCAGTATGCACGAACGACGGCCGCCGGTCAATATCTAGTGAACGGCGGCCGTCGCATGTCTGATCAGCGGCCAGCTGACGGTGATCCTAGTGGTCGCGCTTGATGTGCCCCTGGATGCCTGCTCGGGTGGCGCGCGTCTGCGAGCAGTGCGGGCAGTCGTAACCGGTCACAGCAGGAACCCCAGCGCGGGGTTCCCGGTGGACGCGGACAGCGCGGCCATGGCGGGGTTGTAGCCAGCCGTCACCGGCGCGGCACCGCGTCCGCCATCGCGGCTTCCGCCGATCAGCGGCGGCGCGCTCGTCGGCTGGCCGCCCACGTAGCCACCGACCGGGCAGCCGCAATCCGGCGGCATGTGCGGCCACGTGCAGTTAGCTGTCTGAGACATCAGTCAGTCCCTTCGTGTTCTTCGGCTTCCGCGACCGGCGGACGCGGATGGTGTTGCAGGCACGGCAGTACAGGGACAGGTCAGGTTCCACCCGTCCGTGCTCGTCCCAGGGGTGGCCCGCCGACGGGCAGACGTCCCAGGGTGCTTCCCAGCCGTGCAACTGGCGCTCTTGCAGGCGTACCTGGCGCCGTTCCAGGTCGTCCAGGACGTGGTCCGGGGCGACACAGTGGCGGACGTCGCAGTCCGCGCGGGTGATGCCGACCGGCTGGCGGCCGGTGCGCTGCTCGAAGGCGACGACAGCGGCGGGAATGACTCGTCCCAGATGCTTGATGATCGGCCGGTTCTGGTGACCGCGCCGACCGGACCAGGTGACGTGTCCCGCCGCGTCCGGCTGGCTGCTGTGCTGCGCCAGCTTCGCCCGTAGGTCCCTGTTCATGTGTTACATCTTAGGTACAGCAGTGGACCGCGTCAACCTGCTGACGCGGTCCACTACTACGAATCAGACACTACTTCTTAGCGGCCTTCGCCGCGTTCCGCAGTTCCTGGCGCCGCAACGTGCGCCGTTCCACGGTCGTCAGGCCGCCCCAGATGCCGAACGACTCGTTACGGTCCAGGGCTTCACTCAGGCAGCTCTGACGGACCGGGCAGCGGTTGCAGACGTCCTTCGCCTGCTCGATGGCGACCGCGTCCGCTTCGTGCGGGAACATCAGCGGCTGTCCCGGCTTCGCGCATTCGGCCGACTGCGCCCAGGTCTGGTCGCCGGTCGGCCGGAAGTTGACGATCTGTGCACCCATGTGGGTCGGTTCCCTTCGCGGTACGGGGACCGGCCGGTGGCGGCCGGTCCCCAGCGGGTGGTTCAGCGGGTGGCGTAGCTGAGCATCTGCGTGCGGGCCAGCGCGTACTTCTCGGCACGCGGCCGGTAGGCGGCCACGAGCTGCGCGAACTCGTCCATGGTGTAGCGACGGGCACCCTTCACCGGCTGGCGCCACAGCTTCTGACCAGCAGCGTTCCGGCGGAACATACGGACCGCCTGGCCGGTGATGCCGCAGGTCTTGCCCTTCGAGCGAAGCGCACCCGCCACACCGCTGGCGTCGTTGTCGAAGACACCGGCGCGGCGGGCGTGGCTGGCCAGG